AGGTCATTTACATAAAGCAATTAAACCAGTAAATCAATTAAAAATGATCGAAGATGCTTTAGTCATCTACCGAGTTTCAAGGGCACCAGAAAGAAGAGTGTTCTATGTTGACGTTGGTAACCTTCCTAAGATGAAGGCAGAACAGTATGTCAACGATATTATGAATAAATTTAGAAATAAAGTAGTTTACGATGCTACTACTGGCGAAGTAAGAGATGATCGTAAACATTTAAGTATGATGGAAGATTTTTGGATGCCTCGTAGAGAAGGTGGCAAAGGTACAGAAATTACTACATTACCAGGTGGACAAAGCCTTGGAGAAATTTCTGATATTCAATACTTCCAAACTAAATTATACCAAGCATTAAATGTACCTATTTCAAGATTACAACCACAACAAGGGTTCAGTCTTGGTAGATCAAATGAAATAACAAGAGATGAAGTTAAATTTAATAAGTTTATTGAACGTATTAGACGTAGATTTTCTTTAGTATTTTTAGACACTCTTAAAATACAATTAGTTGTTAAAGGTATTATGAGAGCGGATGAATGGGATGAAATTGTACAAGATATACGATTTGATTTCCAAGAAGATAATCACTTCTCTGAATTAAAAGAAGCAGAAGTATTAAATGGTAGAATGGAAACCTTACAAAGAGTTGAACCATATTTAGGTAAGTTCTATTCAATGGATTATGTAAGGCGTTATATATTAAAACAATCTGAAGATGATATTAAAGATATTGATAAACAGATTGAAACTGAAAGAAAAGCAATGGCTGACTTAGAAGCTCTAGATCAACAGCAACAAGATAGAGAACAACAAGCAGACCAACCTGATAGTACACAACCAAACGGAGAATAGTTATGTCAAACGGAGTAAAGAATTTAATAGATGCTATAGAATCTGGAAATTCAATGGCTATCGACACAGCATTTAATACAGAATTATCAACGCGTATTTCTGATAAATTAGATGGTATGAGACAAGATTTAGCACAAAGTATGTTTAAAGAACAGTATGAAGAACTAGATGAAGCTTCGTATGAAATTAAACATCAGGCACCACATTACGATGCTGGGGAAGTAGATCATAAAAAGCATGTTGATATGATGGTTAAGAGGGCAGTTAAGTCAGGACTGAGTGCTAAGGTTAAAGACTATAAAGATTCAGAAGGGAATGCAACAATTCAACTAAAACATAATGATCATAAAAAGGTCCATAATTGGATTAAAAAAAATAAACATTCAGATGAAATTGGTGGTGGTTCTGATTATGAAATAAATAAGCTTAGAACAGAAGATTATTCAATTGAAGATTATTCAATTGAAGATATCCAAGACTTCATGCAATCTGAAGACTTTAATCAATTAGATGAATTATCTAAAGGTACACTATCTTCTTATCTTGACAAAGCAAAAAAAGATAAGAAAGATACCCATGCTTACAAAGATACAATAGATAAAGAACGAGCAAGCGCATATTGGGACGGTACTGATGATGATTATAAAAGAGAGTTAGGAAAAAGTAGTAGGGCTGCTAACGCTGTAATTAAACGAAGAACTAAAGGTATTAATACAGCTACTAAAAAGAATGGTATGAAAGAACAGTATGAAGAATATGAAGAATACTCTACATTTGAAGATGAAGATATGTTCATTGAAGATCTTGAATATACAACTGAAGAGCTACACCCAGCATTAAATGATAAAAAATTTATGGATGCGGATCATGATCCAAAAACTAGAAAAGAAATTGAAAGGGACATAAAAAATCACATTAAACATCACACCTCACAGCGTGATCATGGTATGTTTGCGGCAAACTCCTCAGACAGCCTTAAAAAACATCAAGCTAAACATCAGGCAGAAATTGACAGGGGCCAACATCATCTAAATGTTTCTGCTGCTCGACGCAAAAAAGACCTAGATAACTTTAGAGCCACCGGCGGTGCATCTGCAGAGACCCAATCAGCAATTAAGGCAGGCACTAGACATATTGCTAGTGCTGATAGTAAAGAACATCATGATAAAATTATGGCACATGTTAAAGCTCATAATGATTCAATTCCTCATGGGCAAAGGGCTGAACATGGGCTTAGAACTTCTCGTAATGCACGTGCGGGTGGGAAATTTAAGATTTATATTGATGGCAAAAAAGAACATGTTGATAAAATTAAATCAACATTAGCTAATAAATAATAATGTATTTTAACCAATTTAATAGAAAGCTATCTGAAGGCATATCTGGTAATAAGATAGTTGAACAATTAAGATCTAATGGCCATCTGATTGAAAAAACAGAGGATGACCAAATTCTTATTGATGGAGTTCTTTCTGACTGTACTGAGATATCTGAAGCTAGAAATAGTCTTAAATTACAATATGAAACAGAATCTTTAGAATCTGAAATAAGAACTGAAATATATGAAGAGTTATCAGAAAATAAAATAGTGACTATCATTAACAAGTATCACAATGTTAAAGTAACAGATACCTTAATAGAATCATACTTAGAATTAGCGTCTTCTAAAATATTTACACTTGATCCTGTAGTTCAAGAGATTCGTAGTTTAAATAAATTAGATACCATAATTGAAGGTAAGATTGATTACATACTTGAAGATGATAACACTATAGCTATTAATAAATCGACTCAAGTTGAATTGAGTGATTTATTTAAAACACATTCAGAAGTAATAGAGTATATGAGGCAAACTAAAGAAAACTTTGTACATGTACTGAATAAAATTGGAGAAAAATAAATGGCACTTACCGTAACAACACTTAAATTAAACGATACCGAAGCAGTCGTTAAAGTATCTGGAGCAGACGATTCTGGTACAATTGATATATCAACGTTATTACCTGCAACTCAAGCATTAGATGGTGTTACACAAACCGTTAATATTAGTGCAATACAATGGGCTGGAGATACTGCTTCAACTATGACAATTGTTAGAAATTCTGTTAATGTTATGGTTGTTGATTGTACTGGTAGTGATGAAATGTTATTTGCTGCTGGATACTCAGAATCTTCTAATAATACATCAGATATTGTAATAACTGTTACTGGAAATGTAGCAGCGTATTTTACATTACGTAAAATATCTGGATACGCTAATAAGATTGAAACTGCTCAATTTAGTATCTATGATGACGAAACAGCAGTAGGGAGTTAATCGATGAAGCTAATAAAAGAACATACTGAAGAGGTAAAATATCTAGTTGAAGAAAAACTAGGTAAAGGAAAAGAATATTTTATTGAGGGCGTATTCCTTCAATCAAATTTAAAGAATCGTAATGGACGTGTTTATCCTACAGAAATATTGGATAAAGAAGTTAAACGATATAATGAAGAATATGTAGCAAAGAACCGTGCTTTTGGTGAGCTTGGACATCCAGACTCTCCTACAATTAATCTAGATCGCGTATCTCATATGATTAAATCTTTACGCAGAGAAGGTGATAACTTTATCGGTAAAGCTAAGATTATGGACACTCCTTATGGAAAAATTGTTAAGTCTCTTATTGATGAAGGTGCAACTCTTGGAGTTTCATCTCGTGGTATGGGTTCACTTACATCTAAAGGTGGTGTTTCAATGGTTCAAAACGATTTTACTCTAGCAACTGCAGCAGATATTGTTGCAGATCCGTCTGCACCTAATGCGTTTGTAGAAGGTGTTATGGAGTCAAAAGAGTGGGTTATGGTCGATGGAAAATTTGTGGAAAAAGATTTACAAGAAGTTCAAAGTATTATTCGTAAGACTTCTTTAAAAAATCTAGAAGAACAGAAGTTAAGAATGTTTCAATACTTTCTTAAGAAAATTAAATAATTATAAATAATATTAATATCTTATTAAAGATACTTAAAATAGGAGATAAGCATGTCTATCGAACAAAAGATTGCAGAGATTTTAGCGGAGTCTAATAAAGACGAAACTCAAATTGAAGCAGAAGCTTTTGCTGAAAATGCAGAAGACGACGTTGAAATTGTTGCTGAAGGTGAAATGCCACCAGCACTAAAAAAAGCTATTGCTAAGAAAAATGGTGATGACGAAGACGAAGAAGATGATGAAGAAGATGAAGAAAAACTAGATGAAGCAGTAGATGGAGGTGGTAAGAATGCACACTTTAAGCATGACCCTATATCTACAAATAAGGATGATTATGAGGGTTACAAAAGTCCAATTGGAAAAGAAGTTAAAGCAGCAAAAGAATTTAACAGACATTCTGAGGAAATAGTTGGTTATAAGAAAAAAGCACAGGAAGCTTTGAAAAAAGGTGACAAGCATGGGTATCATTCACACATGGCGAATCATCATGATCAAGCCGTAAATTTTCATTATGATTCAGAAGAACATCCGCAACGCCATATTCATCCAGCAAATGAAGAAGATCATGGTACTGATATAGCACATTCTGAGGCGCGAGATTATCATGAAACCCAGGCTGAGAAATATAAAAAGAAAGGTATGAAAGAACAGTATGAAGAATACTCTACATTTGATATTGCAGAAGATGTTTCTGCATTAGTTAATGGTGAAGATCTTTCTGAAGAATTCAAGACAAAAGCAGCTACAATTTTTGAAGCAGCTATTGTAACACGTGTTAAGTCTGAAGTTGCACGTCTTGAAGAAGAATTTGCAGCTGAGCTTGAAGAAGCTATAGCTGATAATAAAGAGGGACTTGTTGAAAAAGTTGATGGATACCTCAACTACGTAGTTGAGCAGTGGATTAATAATAATGAAATCGCCCTTGAAAATGGTATGAAGTCTGAGATTCTTGAAGGCTTCGTTTCTGGTCTAAAAGGACTATTTGAAGAACACTATATCGATATTCCTGAGGAAAAATTTGATGTATTAGGTTCTTTAGAACAGGATAAAGCAGATCTAGAAGAAAAACTAAACGAACAGTTAGCTGCAAACGTTGAACTTAACAAAGTTATCAACGAATCTACTCGTAAGGAAATTCTTTCAGTAACTGCTTCTAATATGACAGAAACAGAAAAAGAAAAATTCTTTGGCCTAGCTGAAGAACTATCTTTTGAAGATGCAGAAACTTTTGAGAAAAAGGTTCAGACTATCCGTGAAAATTACTTCACAGGTAAAACATCAACTACAAATGTTAATTCTGTAGTAACAGATGAGCCTATTGAAACTATTAAGGAAGAAGTTAAACTTAATGGATCAATGAGTCAATATGTTAATACACTTAACTATCTTAAATAAAGGAAAATAAAATGTCATCAAGACAAGATTTATTAAAAAAATGGGCTCCAATCCTAGAACACGAAGGTGCTCCAGCGATTAAGGACCAATATCGTAAAGAAGTAACTGCAGTACTTTTAGAAAACCAAGAACGTGAAATGCAAAAGCAATCACATGCTCTATTCGAAGCTGCTCCAGGTAACTCTGGTGGTACAGGTATCGCACTAGGTGGTGAAGCTGGTGCTAATACAGGTACAGTATCTGGTTTTGATCCAGTTCTTATCTCTTTAGTACGTCGTGCTATGCCACAAATGATTGCTTATGATATCGCTGGTGTTCAACCAATGACACAACCTACAGGCCTTATCTTTGCAATGAAATCACGTTATGCTACACAAAACGGTGACGAAGCTCTATTCAACGAAGCTGATACAGACTTCTCTGGTACTGGTGTACATGCAGGTTCTAACCCAGCATCAGGTACTGATACAACAGGTACTGGTCTAACTACAGCAGCTGGTGAAAGACTTGGTCAAGGTGGTACAGGCGATGGTTCTTTCGGTGCTATGGCATTCTCAATCGAAAAAACTTCTGTAACAGCTAAAACACGTGCTCTTAAAGCTGAGTACTCAATCGAACTAGCTCAAGATCTTAAATCAGTTCATGGTTTAGATGCTGAAGGTGAATTAAGCAATATTCTTTCTACAGAAATTCTTGCTGAAATTAACCGTGAAGTTGTTCGTACAGTGTACAAAACTTCTAAAGCTGGTGCTGCTGTTGGTACTGCTGTTCAAGGTACTTTTGACTTAGACGTTGATTCAAATGGTAGATGGTCTGTTGAAAAATTCAAAGGCTTACTATTCCAAATCGAACGTGAAGCAAATGCGATTGCACAACAAACTCGTAGAGGCCGTGGTAACTTCATCCTTTGTTCATCAGATGTTGCATCTGCATTAGCAATGGCTGGCGTTCTTGATTACGCTCCTGCTCTTTCTACTTCATTGAATGTTGACGAAGCTTCAACAACATTTGCTGGTGTATTAAACGGTAAATATAAAGTTTATGTTGATCCATACTCAGCTAACCAAGGTGCTACACAGTTCTTTACTGTTGGTTACAAAGGTACTTCAGCATTTGACGCTGGTTTATTCTACTGTCCGTATGTTCCATTACAAATGGTTCGTGCTGTAGATCCTAACAGCTTCCAACCAAAAATCGGATTTAAAACACGTTATGGTTTAGTTGCTAACCCATTCGTTAATCTTGATGATGCTACTACAGGCGAAGATAACTTAGCTGCAGGTAAGAACTACTACTATCGTACAGTCAAGGTTGCAAATTTGATGTAATAAGGAAATCTTATTACGTTGATAAGTTAATCTTATTACGGTTGTATTTAAAAGGGAGCTTCGGCTCCCTTTTTTTATTGTTATAAATAAGTATATGATGAATGAATATGACGATTTATATGTAAGAGCAGCCTGGTTGAGAGATAATCGGTATAGCGATAAGCCAATAGACGAATTGATTGAAGATCTTAAACTTGCTAAAATCCCAGTCACTGAAAATACTAATACTGATACTTAAAATTATTATAAATAATAAGTATACAATAATGAGGCATTAAAAATGGCAGCATGTCCAGTACCCGATTCAATAAACCCATTAAGTCCTGTTGGATTTAAATTAGATATTTCTAAATTACCTTCAGTTAGTTACTTTTGCCAAGAAGCAACATTACCTGATGTAACATTAGGTTCTATAGCAGTTCCTACTCCACTATCAGTTATGCAAATTCCTGATACTGTTATAACATACGGTGATTTGATTGTTAATTTTTTAGTAGATGATACTATGTCTAATTATAAAGCGTTATACGATTGGATGAAAGGGTTAGGTTTCCCAGAAAACTACGAAGAATATTCAAATTTTATTGCTACAGATACTCAGTTAGGTAAAAGTGAATCTGCTAAAAACTTTTCAGATGGTTCATTAGCAATATTGTCTGCTAATAATACTGTAGTACAAACTCTACAATTTAGGGATTTATATCCAGTATCTTTAGCTTCATTACAGTTTGGTTCTAATTTAGCAGATGTACAGTACTTAGTTGGTAATGCAATTTTCAGGTATTCATATTACGAATTTGGTTAAAAACTATGTACTTTAATACAAATATGTGATATAATATAAATTTGAATGAAGTAACGAGAACATTATGAATATTGAAGAAATACAGCAAGAATGGGAACGGGATTGTCAGATAGATGATAATCATTTAGGTGAAGCATCAACTCATACCCCAAACCTACACTCAAAATACGTTAAGCTTATTATCAACGTCAAACTCAAACTAACAAAAATACGTGGTGATTATAATATATTACGTAAAAATAAGTTTAGATATTACCGAGGCGAAATGTCTAGAGATGAATTAGTATCTCTTGGATGGGAACCTTGGCAGTACAACAAGCCACTTAAAAATGAAATGGATGAATTCTTACAAGGTGATAAGGATTTAAGTGATCTTAATCTTAGATTAGAATATCTTGAAACTATGGGGTATCTATTGGATTCTATTCTCAATCAAATTAAAGCCAGAGATTGGCAAATTAAAAACGGTATAGCATG